CGTGAATATAAGGATGTTTGGGTTCTTAGGAACTCAACTCCCTGATTACCGGCTGTTATTTTAAAATCGTCAGCCTCCATAGGTGAAAAGTAGCCTATTTTGTGGGCTAGCATCCTTAGGATCTGGGTATAACCTGGATCATCGGGAAGCTCACCCTCGGAGAACTGCCAGCCGAAGATAGTTTCTTCCAAGCTCATCCTCTCCTTATAACCAATGGCTGATCAATAAGCAGCCATTAGTGAACAAGGATGGGGAAGGGTACTATCTCATTCAGCCTTTAACGGAAACTGAGTCTTTGCTAGTGCTCAGAGTCTCGACTTGGGGGATCATATAGGTTCCGAGGGGTCAATGGTGGTTATTACTTTCATCACCTCAGCCTCGTTTATTTTGAGAACCTCCCGAAGTCGGTAGAAATTTTGAGCTATTCTTCTGCAGGCCTTGAAGATTGTTATATATCTGACAATCTCTATAACCTGTCACGTTTCAACACCACGGGGGAGGATCTCTATAGACCCTTCATCCCAGAAATCGATCTTCTCTTCTCCTAGGAGAGGGAAGGCCATCGAGTGTTGCAGAAGAGTTAGGTAGGAAGGACCTTCTCCATTTCCCTGTACACCTTTTTCGGATACCCTTCTAGGTTTAACCCTAGATTGGAGGAAGGAAAACGTTCGCAGGAGGTCCTGTCTGATTGTGACTCCTCTCAATTTGCAGAAATGTATGAGAGCTGGAAGATCGCGCCAATTAGTTGCCGCGTTTCTTATCAGACCTGGAGGTACCCTGGATACATCTATCCCATTTATCCCTGTGCGAGAGCAAAACTCGACATAGTGAGTTTCCCCAACGGGAATCTTACTTTTGCTAAGTGATGTCTCGACGGCGATTTTGTTATATCCCTCCGATGTAGCCAGATACAATGCTTCATCGAAGAAAACAACATCGTCACCTACTAGAACATACAGATCTTTTATAGATTTGTTGGATCTCAGTTCCTTAGGGACCTGTGATCAACAGTAGTGGATAAAGAGGTGATGCGTCAGGGAGGCTACAGCAAATGAAGATTTAGATCCCATAGGCTGACCTACTGCATACATGGCATACCTTTCTAGACGTGGGACCCAGAACTTACGTCCCACTAGTAAGGTTTTCCAATGTTGACCTAGGTTCGAACCCATTACTTTCTCCACAACTATTTGCTGGAGTTGTATTGGAAACCTGTCCGTGAAGTTGCTCAAATCAAGGGATCATGATTTCCCCTTGTATGATATGGCTTTTGCGGCACCCTCCGTATGATTTCTTAGGAAATCAGTATGGTGGAAGTCAACGCGCAGTTTTGTTCTTATGATCTCCTCTAGAGGAGACAAGAGCAGGTTTGTCCAGTAGTCTACGATCGCAACCAGGCGGTGCTTATTAAGGCTGTCTGGTACGAGCAGTATTTTACCTAATACTGTATCAGGGTTTTGACATTTAGATGCCAATTCCTTGACGTAGTCATGGAAGTCCATTCTGTCAACTAGTTGACAGTAGGACTGAAATGCATTACTGAGACTAGTGGTAGTTATCAGTGCACCCGCCTCTTCGAGAGAAGAGGCCATGGTGACAGTTCCGTTAGGACCTTGTGTGAACCGACCCCTAGGGGTTATCACATATGGATGTCTTTCCTTGTCCCATGGTTTCATAGGATGTTGTTTTATAAACTCCTTAAAACCTTTGGAGATGGTATTAAGTGAAGAGAATTGCTCTTTAGAGAGTGACTCTTCCACAGACTTAAGGTTTATCTCAGGTAATAATTGAGATAGCCTTGGGAAGGCGAACATGGTGATTACAGCCTGATAGGCTTTCTCTCACCCTTCGCTTTTAGTCTGGATTGAAGTTACGAGTGGAGTTAGTTCTTGGAACTTTACAAGTAATTTTGATCCCTTGACAGTCGCCCTTAGGGGTAAATTGTCGGGGTTACGACCTTCAATGAAGTTAATGGTGTAAACCACCTCTTCCTTGAAACGTTTAGTACCTTCTGTAATACCATGATGTTTAGTTTCATGGTGATAGGCTCGTTCTATAGCCTTGAGTCCATTGGAATAGACCTCAGAAGTTATACTTGGAGATTCATAAATGGAACGTAACACGATCACCATCAACTCTAAGAAGTGACTACCCTCTTCCAAAAGTGGTAGTGTACGAGAGTCGATGACCTTAGAAGTAGTATTCCTTGCTTCAACTGGGCGAGGGGACTTAAAGTCCTTTAGTCGCTGTTGACATGTTTGGATGAGGCTTCTCAATTGATCAGCCGGTAAGTTATTCACTTGTTTATTAAAAAGAGTGGATAATGGTCCCTTAGTAGGGCTTGTTTTACTTTTTCGAATTGCTTTCATAGAGTTTGAAGGAGGAGACTACTAATGAATCTTCATCTGCCCACGCTTTACTGCAACTCCTAAGAGTCTAGTAAAGGTATTTTGAGGAAAATTTACCTCAAGACGCCAACATCAGAACCGTACGTTGCGCCTCATCAGCGCACATTGCTGACAATTAG